TAAGATGTTTATGATGATTTAACTAGAATGAAAGACGTTAAATTAAAACATTTTGAGAAAATGACTAAGCTATTAGGTACTATTGCTGTACATATAGGAATGGATGAGGATGCGAATGGTAATAAATTCTTTAAATATACACCAAAATATGCTTTTGATGTTATACTTGATGATTTAGATCCATTTAAACCAATAGCTATTAAGTATCCAATTATCTTAAATACTGATGATGCATCTGTGGGAAATGAAGTATTACAGTATGCTTATTATGATGATCAAGGATACATAATATATGACGATACTGGTAAAGAGCTAAAGGCAGAAACCCATGATTTAGGAGTTCTGCCTTTTGTGTTCATGCATAAAGACCATCAACAACTTGAATTTACTGTTCCTGGAGCTGTTGATATAATTAATGCAAATGAACAACTTAATATCTTATTTACAGAAATGAATCTAGGCATGAGATTCCAAATGTTTGGTCAATATACAGTTACTGGAATGTATGCTGATGAGAACATACAAAGAGCTGGTTCTGATGAGATTATAATATTACCTGAAGGTGCTAATATGAGTATATTATCTCCTACTGTTAATATTGATGATGCTATAGCTCTTGCCAAGACAATGCTTGAAGTAACTGCTTCTAATAATCACTTAACAGTATCATTTATTGATCCTCAAAAAGATAGACCTCAATCTGGAACTGCTCTCCAAATTAGGAATATTGAATATAATGAGAAGTATCAAGATGATCTTGGATTGTGGATAGGAAATGAAATGGAACTCTATGAACTAGAGAAAAAAGTTGCTAATTCTAATGGAATAGGATTACCTAATGATATAGGTATAGACTTTAATGAACCTAAGACAATTATGACTACTCCAGAAGAAATAGCTATGAATACTTGGTTATTAGAAAATAATATGACAACTAAAGCTAAATTATTGAAAAAATACAATGATGACTTAACTTTAGAACAAGCACAAGCTGAAATTAAAGACAATGAAAGTGTAAATGGCACAAAAGAACAACAAAGTGGATCAATCTTTAGTAGAGTTCGTAACAGAACTGAAACAACTGAATGATATTAAAGTAGAGATTCCTAAAGCTAATATTAAATCAATTATTGAAAACCCTTCTCAATATGCAAGGGATTTTATAGAAGTATCATTTGCTAAATTTATACCAAAATACATTAAGGCTTATAAATTAGGCAAAGATTTCGGAAAGAAACTAAATGATAACAGTAAAGTACAAGAAGAACTTTGATATAGATAGATTAATTAGGAATGTAAAGGCTTCTTCGGCAGTTTTACTTAATGATATTGCAAAGACTGTAAAAGAAGGATGGGATACAGAAATTAAACAAAATAGTTTTACTTCATTATCTAGTACCACTACATCATTACATGGATCTCATAGACCATTAAATTTATCAGGCAAATTAGCTAAATCTAATAAAATATTAAAAGCAACTACAAAAAGATTAAAAGCAAAAGTTCATAATACTGCTAAAAGCTCAACTAATTATAAAATTAGAAAGCCAAATGGCAAAGTTCAGAAAGGAACTAGGAAATCAGCTCCAGTATTCTATGGATACTATCAGAATAAAGGATTTAGGACTGCTCCTGATTCTTTAATACCTAATAGAAAAGTTCCTAAAAGAGATTTTACAAGTAAGACAGTAGATAATCTTGAAAAGAATCCGAAATATATGAAAGCAAAACATAAATTTATGAAAAATTTAGAAAAATCAATGAAAATGGCATCTAAATAATGGCAGTTCAAGATTATAGCGAAATATTCGGAGATGACTTTCAAGAAGTATTAGATACACTCGAACAAGAATTTCCAGACGAAATAGATACAATAATAGACGAAATAGTAACATTAATGTTATTTGACTCGGAAGCATTTGCACTTAATATTGATAAATACGTTACTCAACTAAGAGCTAATGGAATATCAGATGAAACTATTGAACAACAATTAACTAAAGACATGGATGAAGGTGGAAAGATATTCGGATTCCTTAGAAATTCAATAGTAGCTTCTGTAGTATTAGGTATTGCTCAATCTGCTAGGTTCGGACAATACGAACAGTTTGATATGGAACAAGAATTTACATGGGTAACAGTAGCAGGACATAGAATATGTGAAGATTGCGAAGAAAGAGCAGGAACTACATTACCTTTCTCAGAATGGGAAGCAGAAGGACTACCTGGAAGTGGATGGAGTTTATGTGGAAGTTTCTGCTATTGTATACTAGATCCTACAGGAAGTGTTTCTAATATGATACAACTACCAAAAAACTCACCATTAAGGGAAAAATCAAGCAATAGTTAAAGGAGTGTATTGAACATAATCTCCTTGAATATCAATTAAGTCAATAATTAAATTTTCAACATCAATAATAACATACTTTGTATCATAACCCATACATTGATATAAGAACTCATAATCCTCAATATACATAATCATTACTTTAATAATAAACTTATTTTCTTTTGGAGAACTCTGTTTCTCGTCTATGTAACTCATCTAACCATTCTTTCCTAGCTTGAGGTGTAGGCTTTCCAGGAGGCAAAGGCTTTAATCCTACTTTGTTAGCTCTGTAACGTAACCTTTTCCTCGCATTAGCAGCTTTTCTCTTTTTCTTATCTGCATAAGTCTTTTTAGACTTTAATTCTGCATCCCTCAATGCTTTATTGTGCCTTCTAGCTACTGCATTAGGAGTATCATTAAGTGGATCTCGTTCAGGCAAAGGTGGTAACATATCCTGGTCTTTAACTTCAAAACTATTACCAATATCCATAGCTACATCTTCAACTATCTCTGCTTCATCTACATCTGCAATCTTTAAATGTTGCATAAATGGGGATTCAACCTTTAATACTAAAGTATCTTGTAATTTACCAAAATGCTTTAATATCAATTCAGCAGCTCTAGTATTACCTCGCTTAGCTTCCTCTATCTGTGCCATTAATACCTCTGGTAAATGGATTCCTGCAACCTCCATGAACCTATCATATATCATATCAATAACATCAGGATCAGACCTATAATTGTTAATAGTATCAGTACTAACACTTAATTTATTAGAAAGCTCAGCAGTCTTAATATTAGGATTCAATGCAATCAATTCTGCAACTATCTTTTTTCTAGCTAATGTCGCATTAGCCTTGGTAACGTTATTTTTCATAATTTAAATTTAGTCACATTAGGGTGACATTAAAAACAAAAAAAATACTTGTGGTGGACTGCGAATGTACTATACCATTTCCCCCCATTGACGTTGTCGCACTCGCCCACATTGGTTAACATAATAGCTATTATCAGAAAGTAGTCATCGAGGAGGGGTTATTTTAAAGTTGTCCAAACTTGTATTATTTAAGGTTTTTTATTGTTATTGCTTAAACTTTTAAGGTTACATGTTTTTTTTAGTTACGTTGTTTTTTTGTGCTAGAGTGTCCAATTATCCACTAAACAACAGATTATTTATACATATTTATAATTGAATTACATACCATTATAATTGATTATAATCCATTAAATATATCTATTAAGCTCTATTATTTATTAATTGATTGATACAATGCATAAATGATTATAACGTCCTTAAACGTTATTATATAAACTTATATAGCTATTACTATAATAGTAACATATACTTAATTAGGCTTTAAATAGTGCTATATAATTAGATTAGTATTAAATAGGGTAAGATGTTAAGGATATAAAAAAAGCTCCTTAAACTTAATTAAAGAGCTTTATTTATTGATTATTAGACTGTATTAGTCTTTAGGACACATGATACACATTAGTAGATATAGTAGACCGACCTTAACTATAAAGAACACTAATAGCATTATAATTGCGTAACCTGTTACTATGATATCTTGATTAGTCATTTATACCTCCGTAATTATTAGATGTTATTAATGAGATGAGTTTTTTATCTTTAATTGATAAACTAATCCACCAATCATGACAACAGTCATCAAGGTAAACACAAGAATTATAATCAATAGTATTATCTACATTTATTGCATAAGTTTTAAATGTATCTATATCTATTGCCGTTCCTACACTTTTTAACCTTATAAGCTTTTTATTAGTCATTTATTCACTCCCTTCTAAATAATTAATGTTAAATAGTGTCCATATATATGCTACTGGAACACAACACCAAAACCATAATAGAAAGTATCTTAACAAGTTCCGTACTAGTTCTGGACTTATAATCATATCATTTATTAGATCCATTGTTACACCTCCAACTTCTCAGAGTCTTTTAACCCTGTATTATAAATGTTAGTAGCTATCTTTTTAAGACAATAGTCATATTCTAAACCTATACCACAAGAAGTACGACCCCAAAAATAGACACCTTCAACATCACATACAACCTCTCCAACTTCTTGAAGTCTTTCGTATAAATAGTCTGAAACTATCCACCATTGATACACTTCTTTAGGCTCACACTCCTCATTTTCATCTTCATAATAAAAGTTCTCTATTTCATCATAAAGACAATATTCAGAGTCATTTAACAACTTCTCAAATAGTCCATTAGCTAATGTTAAAATTTCCCTCCATATTAGCCTATCGACTATTTTACTTCTTTCGCAGTTCATATATTTATTCATGATTATTTATACCCTTTCTTTTTATTTGGTGTTTTGATATTCTTCATTTGTTAATTTTTCAATTTTAAATAATAAATTGTAATCGGAAAATTTTTTAAAGAAATTTATATTAGATACTCTATTATGTATTTCTTCTTCTCCATTTTCATCTATTATTGTAACTTTTAAATATTTATTCATTTTTATAATCTCCTATTTATAATTCAAGTATTCTATTATATTATAAACGAGGC